GTTGTAAATCCAAATGTTCAAGGAGATAAAGGTGGAGAGAAAAATCTTCAAAAAGCAGGAAAAAACCTGCCAAAATTTAATAAAGAATTCAACCAAGAGGGGACAAATAAAGATTTTTCGAGAACTCAATATATGCTTTTAGATAAAGGAACTTTACCTACAGGAGATTCAAAAGAACAAATTAAAAAATCTGGAGACGAGAATTTTGATCCAAAAAATATTTTAAATCAATCTGTAATGAGATATAATCAATTTTTTTCATCTAAAGTTGAAATCACAATTACTGCTGATTTTAGTTTACACGCGGGAGATTATTTCTTTATTGATTCTCCAGAACTCTCTACAAAAGATACAAAGGTTATGGATAAACAATTTGGAGGAGGTTATGTAATCGCAAAGTTGTGTCATTATATTAGTAAGAGAGATGGTGGATATACCAAATTAACTTTATGTAGAGATTCTCTTGGAAGAAAAGGTTCTCCAAAATCATCATAAATATATCACCAAAAACTTCATATTACCTCTAAATAGTTAAACTATTATACGCAATTACATGGAAAGCGTAGAAAGACATATCGAACAAGATAAAAAAATACTAGATGACCCCACAGTTTCTGCACAAGCAAGAAGACATGTTGAGGATGAATTAGATGCCCTTAAGAGGTGGATAGAAACTCACCCTAATGATAATCATGACCCAACTTGTTTGGAACTATATTGCAATGATAATCCAGACGCCCTCGAATGTAGAATGTACGACGACTAATGAGTGAAGGAACTTTATTTAATCCAGGATTTTTAGGTGGTAGTTTCCTCTGGTGGGTAGGACAGATCGCTGATGACTCCACTTGGAGAGACAACATATCACCAGGAATTCATAAGAGTAAGGGATCAATTCCTGGTTGGGGAAGAAGATATAAAGTTCGTATCATAGGACTTCACGACCAAGGCGAAACAGTTATTCCCTCTGATCAATTGCCCTGGGCACAAATCATGTATCCTGTTACGGGAGGTGGAGGACAAACAAACTCTGGACAAACTTCAAACCTTCGTCAAGGAATGATGGTTTTTGGTTTCTTTCTGGATGGACAAGACCAACAAGTTCCAGTTATTATGGGAGTGCTCGGGAATAATGAGCAAACCGCACTCTCCACTAAGATTGGTGACAATCGTGTTACAAACGAAACTCCAGGGAGTCTTGCGACTAGTGGTTTCGCTGAGGGACAAGAACCAAAAACTAGAGAGACTAAAGAGAAAGTTCCAGATAAAGGGAAAGAGGTAGAGAAACCAAAACCAGCAGAACAAGCGAAGGAGTGTGCTGCTGCGCCACCTGGAGTAAAAGTAAATAAATTTGGACTAAGACCAGATTTACCATTATCAAAATCACAGTTTCAGGATCAACAGAGTGCAAGAGCCACTGCTGATGCGAGAGGACTTACTGGAGCTGCGAGAGATGATTTTATCCAACAATCAGTTGCTCAAGGAATAAAAGATAGATGTGCTGCAGCAAACTCTCCAGGATCTCCAACTGTTCCAGGAGCAACGATTGAGGGTGTTACTTCAGTTCACAAGATGAATGCGGCTCATGTGAAGATAGAGGATAAACTTAGAGAGAAAATTCCTCTAATGAAACCTGATGATAAGGTTGGATCAGCACTAAAATCTATTCAGACAGTCATTGATAATATCACACAGAAGATTGACAAGTATATGAAAGCAATTAACTCTTATATCGAGGCAGTGTCTAACACTCTCTCTAATATACAAGGTCTCATTGCTTCAGCTGCTAGTGAAATTTCCAAATATATGAAAGTGGTCTTTGATAAAATTATGGAATATGTTTTAAAATTACTGAATAAAACACTATCAAAAGTGGTCGCTGCTATGCCGTCTAGTTTAAGATATTTGTTTGGTGATATGAAGGAAATACTTACTGAACTTATTCTTTGTCTTTATGGTAAGATTACTGGTGCTTTAGGTGGAATGATAGAGGGTTTACTCACCAAAGCAATCAATCCTGACGAATTACAAAAAAAGGCAGAGCAAGCACAACAAGTTGGAGCAGCATCAACTTCACCACTAGCATCACCATCCGTTCCTATATGTTATGCCGAGGACTTAGTTGCTGACGCAATCTTTGCTAATAAGGACGCGATCAATGATGCTAACAATTCTATCGTTGATAATGTAAATGCTTTCCTTGATGATATTCAGGGTCAACTTGCTGGTGTAAGTGGATCACTCCCAGACATAACTGCCTCAATTGGAAACATTAGTGGAAGTATTTCAGCAGCACTGAGTTTTGACAACTTAAAGTTAAATGCTTTTGGTTGTGAGTTATCACCAAATAAGGCAGTTTCAGATTTTTACACATTCGCAACAGGTGGAGCAGCTGCACCAGATAAACAAACACCTAGTGCGGAAGGTGTTGGTAAGTCAGTTGATAATAAAAAACCTCCTGGAGTTCCAAGTGCAGCTGAAGTTCCATATGCACAACCATCAAAAGCAACTGAAGATTTAAAGGTTGGGGAGTCTAATGCAGAAACAAGAGCGGCTGCAGCACAAGAAAGAGATTTGACACTTTTCTAATAAATATCACTATGAAGAAAAAAGATAAAAGCAACAACTAATGGCTGAATTTAATATTTTTGGACCGCCATCAAAAGATAGTGTAAGAGTTGGATATATATCAACTGATAGAGGATATATTGAGGGTGTAACTATATGTGAGGCAAACAAATATGCTCAAAAAAATCCAGGAACTCAATTCATATTTAAAACAAGAAATTTTGTTAAGTATTTAAATATTAACGAGGTTAATAACCTCACCCCCGATGATGCACTTGTAGGTGAAAAAACTTGTGAGGGTGTTGTAATTGAGAAACAATGTGGTCCAGTAGAAGCACTTTTCTATGGCGGTGGTGGAGTTGGTGTTCAGGGTAATCCTATCATTGGATCCGATGGAGCCGTGCTCGCTGTTGATTTAGTTGCTGGAGGTTTTGGATATCAATATCCACCGATTGTAGAAGTAAAAGATAGTTGTGGTATTGGAGCAGGTGCTGTTGTTACTGCTGTTCTTGGGGAGATAGTTGAAACAGAAGAGGTTTATGATCAGGAGGGGGACTTTGAGGACTATGAATTTGATTTATGCCCTCCAGAATCTGCAGGATATGGATTAAGATATGGTCCTGAGGGCGAAGTTCTTGGAGAATGGGATCCTACTTTATATGCTAATCTAAGTGAAGATCCTATACGGAAAGAAATTAAAGAATATCAAGACTTCTTACAGCAGTTACAAAAACCTTGGTGGACAACAAGAAAAGAATTTCCATTAAGAGTCACATCTGCGAATAGAACAACCAGGATTAAACACGATGTTACTTTTCCAGCATGGAGTGACTTCTTAAATCAGTTTGCGATATCACCTGTTCCACCATCAAATGTTCCAGGTAGTGATTTTGCGGGACAAGAGTTTCAAATGGAATGGGAAGAGGAATTTCCATATACTGGTGAATACGTTTTTCGTGCTCAGGCAGATAATATTGGAAGATTTTATCTTGATGATGAAGAATTAATTAAGTCAGATGAATTTAAACAGAATCAAACACAATCTGTAAAGAAAACTGTCACTGCTGGAGTTCATAGAATTCTAATTGACTTATATAATGAACCACTATATGAACCACTATATGAACCACTATATGAACCGGTTATAACACAAGAATCTAGTAGATTGGTTGGTTTAGTTGATTTGGTCGATGTTACATTTGATGTTTATGGCGACCGGGGTGATTTTAGAGTAGATGATTTTCTTGTCACGTTCACTTCTATAGATGGTAAAGATACTTTTTCTTTTAAAGGATCTGATAAAAACAAACAAACAAGACAAGAAATCATTAAAGTAAGACCAAACATTAACTATAAAGTTTCTATTAGTTCATTTAGAAAAAATTATCCAAATGTGGAGCAAGGATTGCTTATCCAAGGTAAAGAAGGTGGAGTTGGGTCTAGTAATAAAATTTTTGGCGATTTTGTAGGATCAAGCGATGATAATAATGATATTCAAATAACTGCTTCAATTGGAGCATTTACCTCTAGCAATCCAAGAAAAGCACCGGGAAGTGCCGATTTAAAAGAAGGAAAAGAAAGTAGCAAAGCAAGAGACACATATGATTTAACCTTTTCAGTAAAAGAGAATATAAACACCCCCTCAACAGGAGATTTGGAAATAATATACAATGGATTGAATGCTTCAAATAATCCTATAAATGTTGTAGATAATGAAATTAGACTTAAAGATAGTAATGGAAATGATATAAACGCAACATTCTCCATTGTTTCTTCTGATCCAGGAGTAAATGCTAGATTTTCTTTGGATGGAAAGAGAATAAAGTATGATGGTAATGGAAAAATAAAACTCAAATTGCAGTGGAAGGATGATCCAGGCGCGGCTGGAGTTGCTGTCAAGAGCATTAGCGTAGGTGCTGCGACTTTATCTCAAAATGGAAAAAGTGGATCTGTTGATAGGGAAATAACAGCAATAAAAACAGTTGTTGTTGGAGAACCAATACCAACGCCAACAGCATCACCGGCAATAAAAACAGTAATCTCTGCAAGATCTTGGAATCAAAATCCAATGGGAGCAGCACTCACGATTGATGCACCATTACCTCCAATTCCACAAGAACCGATCCCACTACAAGAGGGTAGATGTCCCAAAAATCCAATGTGGACTACACGTTTTCCAGGTGCAAAGGAAAGATGGTGGCCAGTTAATTTTACAAATAAAGATTCGAGGGGACCAACTTGGAGTACATTCACAAATAGGTTTGCTATCTCACCCATTCCTCCTTTATCAACTCCGGGGAGTGACTCTGGTGGAATCGTATACAGAAATTCATGGAATATAGACCTTCCATATGATGGGTTCTATGCGCTTAAAGCAACTGTTGATGATGGTGGTAGAATTTTAATAGATGATAAAGAAATTATTCGAGGTGGTAGAGTTAGTTCTAAAGCAACGGCAGATAGTATACAAGGTATAGAACCATTTAATGTAGAAAATCCAAGAGCAACTAAATTATTTTTACAAAAAGGACTTAGAAAAATTGAAGTTGAAGTTGAAAATCGAACAATAGAAACATTCAAAAAAATAGACAAAAAAGTATTCAGCACAAAAGATTGGTTGTTTAAATCTAGACAATCACCAACAGCACCAAAATCTACTATTGATTCAGAAGAATACGTTGAAGTAGACTTTATTGTTGATGAAGAAGGTGATCCACGCGGCTTCGCCGAGGTTGGTTCACTTATTGCCGCGTTCACTTCTGAAGATGGTAAAGATTCTTTTGTTTTAAAAGGAACGGATCGGCCACCTCCAGTTAAAGTGCCGGGGAAAGATGGTGCTTCTTTTTTTATAAGATCTGAAAAATTCCGCACAACTAGAAAAGAAACCATTAGAGTAAGACCAAATATTAACTATAAAGTTTCTATTAGTTCATTTATAAAGGAGCCACCACCAGCACCGGTCGGATCCAACCTGGCGGCTAGTTTGATCGCCGGCCGACGCGGCGGTGGCATCACCCCGTCGGTGTTGAGCGACCGAAAGGTGAATCAAGGGACTATTGTTAATAATAAAGAAGGTGGACTGATAAAATCTAATAAAATTTTTGGCGAGGCTCACCCCGTCGGCCGCTACACCTACAGCGGCCGGGGGCTGGTGTACCATAATGACATTGATGATATTCAAATTACTGCTCTTAGTGGGACTTTTACTCCATCCAATAAAAGAAATCACTCTTCCAGATTCTTCTTCAGTGACGACGGCCTCGCTTCGATTACAGGCACAACATATAATTTAACCTTTTCAGTTGGGACTCCTACTTCTACTTCAACAGCACCAACAGCACCATCGGAACAATATGAAATTATAAACCAATCTCCCACTGCTGTTGGTGTTGTCTATGAAGGTCCCACTGCGATTACAAATTATAAAGGTGATTTTATCTCACCAACTTTTCAGGATGTAAATGCAATTCCAAATGAAGAAATTCAAGGTAAGACTTGGATTTTTCGCTGGTCAAATGTTGATTTTCCAGTTGACGGGCAATATACTTTAGAGGCAGAAGCAGATGATAATTTGATCGTAAAAGTTGATGGAGTTCGAGTTGGTGGAGCAAAAGTATTTGGAAGAAGAGCAAAGACTAAATTTAATGCATCAAAAGGAAAGAGAACGATTGAACTAGAACTTTCAAACATTCGTGTTCCAAACACAGGTTTTGATAAAAATCCAGTTATAGGATTTGCTGAAATTACCATTCCTGTTGATGTCTCAACAGGGATAGGCAAACCTTGGACCCAAAACCCCATAGGTATTTCTGCGGTTCTTATTCCACCTCCTTGCCCTAGAGTTATCAGAGGTAAAGGTGTAGTAACTAGAGTGGATGTTGATGATCCTGGAAACTCTTTTCCACCTCCAGCTGGACCTGGATATCCGGTTGCATTAAGATTGAAGAGTGTTAACGTTTTAGATCCAGGCATTAATCATAATTGTGGTGTGGATAAAATTGAAATCACTCCAAGTAATGGTGCTGTTCTTGATTATGATTGTGATTCTTTTGGTAGAATTAGATCGGTTAAAGTTCTAAATCCTGGTCTTGGTTTTGTGGGATATCCAGACATTCGAATGGTTACTGATACGGGTATTAACGCAACCTTTGCTCCTCAGTTTGAAGTTGTGAGAGATCCAATCGTCATCGATTCACAAAAACTTATTCAAGTCACAGATCTTGCTGGACTAAAACAAACTGGATATGTGGATGGTCGTGCATATTATGGTGCAGTATTCCTCAAAGATGGTCTTCTCTTTGCTGGATTTTATGAGACACCTGGAGAACTCGTTCAAGTTTATACTACACTTAAGGAAAGCATCGATGCTCAAGTCACGACTCGCCCATCTGCAATTCAGAGACAGGGTACAGATATTACAAGTAATGATCCAAGACTTAATATTCCTGGCACTCCAGATCAGATCATTTAAGTTGATTAAATAGTTATTACACCCCTCGAATTATAATGACGCAACCTAAGAATGCTGCTGATATAAAAGCAAGAGCGCCTGGTAAAACTGCTCTGCCAACTGGATCTGATACAGCAAAACAGAATTACACTGCTGTCACATATGGCAATGATAAG